CTCGCGCTCCGCGGCGTTCTTGACCTTGATGAAATGGCCGTTCGCTTCCTTTCCGGTCTTTCCGCCCTTGGCGTTCGCGGCGCGGGCCTTCTCGAGGTCTTTCTCCACGTCGTCGGCGCCCTCGGTCGAGCCGGCATCTTCGGCGTTGCGCTTGCTCATGTAGGCCCGCTTCAGGTCGCCCACGGTACAGGTCTCGCCGTTGGCCAGCTCGACCTGTTCATCGTCGCCCATGCCGTCGCCGGCATTCTCGGCGGAACCCTGGTAGGCGTCCACCAGGTCCTTGAGGGCAACCTTCTTGCCCTCGATCATGACGAACTGGTCCGCTCCGTCGGCGCCTTCGCCGGCCTCGCTGGCGTTCTTCTTGTCCGCCTCGGCCTTTTCCGCCGCGATCTTGTCGGCCGCGGCCTTCTTCTCTTCGTCGGTGGGTTCGGCGTTTTTGGCCGTCTTCCCGACCCACTTCCAGAATCCGTTTTTCACGTCAATACCTCCCTTGGCATTCCGTACCACGGTGCTGCCTTCGTATCGCGGGTCCTCGACGATGGCCATGTGGACGTATTTTCCGTCCGTCGGCTCCGCGTCGTAGTCCACGCCGTTATGCTTTCCGCCCGCGACAGCGTTCAGGATGTCGTAGGCACACGATACGGTGAATCCATTCTCGTCGATGTTGTCCTGGGTGTCTTTGTCCCAGATCAACATATCGGCCCAGTCCCATCCGTCGGGATCGGTCCCAACGGCGGCGATGATCCCGTCAGCCTTTTTGTCCCTCTCTCCCTGGGAAAGGTCAAAGGCCTCTTCGGCCTCGACTTCCTTGTGGATCAAGTTGAACACCGGCATACCGACGAACGACGGGCGCATTTTGTCCAGGAACTCACGAGTCACCAGGACAAGGCCCTGCCCTACGTCTTCATACGAAATCACCCCCGGCTCGATAAAACGGGCGCGGTAACGTTTCGGCTCCACCTTCATAGCCCAAATATCACGCACAGGCCGAAAGTGTGCAAGTCCCCTATCAGGGCATGAAAAAGCCCCGCCGTGAAGCGGGGCTATCTTTGACGGGGCGCTCGCTTTGAACAACGGCAGGGTAGTTAATCTCCAATTCAGGAGTGTCCGCCCCTCCGGCGCCTCGTTGTCTCGCGTTTCCACACCCCCGCGATAACAGGGTAGGAGACTTTCGCCGTGGACGTCAGGGACGGCCGGTTCCACCCAGGCCTCCGGCGCACTCTCAGCCAGCCCCCGACTTCGACAGGTTACACCATGAGCCGGAGCGCGTCAACGCTTCGGCAAGATCGGTTTGGCGATACAACGGCACCCGAATGGCCGGCCTGGGTTTTCCCGTTCGCTGCGGGTGCCGGATACCGGCGGGTCATCGAACCGGAACGTGTGGCCATGCAGCGGGCCGCCGGGTCCATGGGCGGGCCCTCCGTACTTGTTCGCTTCACGGCACCGCGAGTCATGGGCCGAGAACCAAACGTATTCCTCGACGCCGGCCGATTGGTACCGCTCGTCCCGGAAGTCGGACACGAAAAGGCTGGTTTCCTGACGGGCAAGGAACCGGGCTTTGTTCGACGACACGCCCCACTCGGCCATGATGAGCGCGCGGAGCTCGTTCACGTTGTACCCGGACCGGACGTTCCGCTCGATGACGGCCCTCAGACGCTCGGTCTGTTCGGGCGACCAATCCTTGATGTTCAGGACCTGGCTTTCATTGTAGTTCTGGGCCAGCCGGGCGGCCGCTTCCTCGGTGAGCTCGGGCATGACCGACAGGTCCACCATATCCACCTGGGCTTGGCGCGCCAAGTCGACGATGACGGTGTTCATCGGGAACGCGATATCTTTGAGCGCCTGGTCAACCGCATCTTGGAACTTCGGGACCATGGTGGCGATACGCTCGTTCAGGCGCTTCGATTCAAACTTGATCCGCGCGGCCTCGGCGATGACCTGCGGAGGGGGCATTCCCAGCCAGGTCCGGCTGCGGCCGTCAAAGGTGGCGAACTGGGACAGTTCCTTGCTCGTTCTGGCGTCGAACGCACCGGAGAAGACGCCCGAGTCGTAGAAGATGGCGCCGCGGTCCATGGCGTCGAGCAGCGCGGACACGTTGGCATTCTTGAATGGTTTGGCCATGTCGAGCACGGAGAACATCGGGCCGAAAACATGGTCCCACCACAAAGCCTGAATCTGGGCTTCGACCGGGCGCCAATAGACATCCTTCAACTGGATCATCTTTTCTTTTTCGCGTTGGCTGCCGTCTTCACGGTGGGAAGGGCTTTGAACGTGTCGACCGACTCGGCGCCGTTGGGCGGCACCGGGTTGAGCAGGGTCCCCTGTTCCATCTGATTCGGAAGGGTGAAGATGCCAGCTTTCTTGCTCTCGGCTCCGACCTCGGTGGCATTCAAGAGCCCGCGGTCGTAGAACGCCAAGATCCTGTTGGCCCGCCGGTCCCTGACCTCTTCCTGTTCCTGCTCGGTGAGGACCCGCATGGCCGGCCATTTCGTCCGATATTCGGGCACGAATCCGTGAATGTATTGGAACGACAGGTCCAGTAGCTTTCGGATGGGGCGTTTGAGCGGCGCCCGGATTTCCGATTCCACCATCTGGTTGTAGCTCTCGAGGTCGTCCTCGCCAGCATTGAACCCCGAGGCGGAAATCCCGAACAACTTTGTGACGGGCATACGCAGCGCCGATGCGACGCCGATACGGTTCTCTCGGGCCACGTCGGCCAGCCCCGAGAAAGTCATAGACTTCTGCTCGAACTCCTCGTCTTTGTCGAGGACGAGCGCGTTCAGGTAGTTTTTCAATTCGTTCGCGGCCTGGACGCGGTTCGTGATCTGGCTCGTGCCGGCAGCGGTGAGCAGTTTCTCGGCGAGGTTCTTGATTTTGTAAACGTCGAGCTTCGCCTCGTCCAGGATCTCGTAAAGCACGTCTTGGGTCTTGAGGTAGAGGTTGAGGTCGCGGATCATCCGTTCTCCCTCGCTCATGCCCCACCCGCGAAGCTGGCGCCGGACGTAGCTGGGCGCGCGCTTGCCCTTCATGCGAATGAACCTGGTCTCGTGGATGGGTTCGCCCCAGAGGTAGAAGTACGGGTTTTTCATCGTGGGAGCGAACAGTCCCTCATAGTCATCGAAGTAGGCGACGTTCGTGTCGATCTGCCAGCGGTCCAGGTCGTACAGTTCAAGCGGCCCCTGGCTGACGGTCTTGATGTTCAGCGGGGTCATGGGGTCCTGGTTCGTATTGATGAGCAGCGCGCCGCCGCCGTAGAGCCGCGCCCAGGTACCGAAGTCGACGATCTTCTCCCAGACGCCGGTATCCTCCCAGAAGTCGAACACCATGTCGATGTCGCGCTGCGAGACCTGACTTGATTCAATCTCGATGCCCTTGGAAATGGCGTCTTGAATGGGCAATTGTACGGCCGTCTGGAAAAGGCCGCTCGTCGTGTAGAAATACGTCAGGATGATCCGGTTCAGCGTGAGCAATGAGTAATTGTTCGACCAGGCCATGGTGCCATAGCTGGACAGGTTTGAGCCGCCGGTCAGAAGGTTCGCCGAGCGGATGGTCGACACGAGCTCGGTCAGGCTGTTTTGGACGGCTACCGGGGCGCCCTTGGCCGCGGCGTGGAACTTGGCGCGCTCCGCTAGTCGTTTAGGGCGATTGTTCTGTTCGGCTCGAGACAAAGGGTTCCTCCTCAGATGACGTCAAGGATGGACACGCCCTCACCGGATAGTTCGGACAGGCCGAAGACAGCGGCGTCCATGCGGTTCGGGCTTTTCGACTTCCCCGGTTCGTAGCTGCACATTTCGTCCTCGAGGGGAAGGAACGGGATACGGTGGGTCACCTGGCCGTGTTCGTACAGAGCGACCACCGGCTCGGCCCGGACGATCTTCCCGCGGCTGCTGGTGACCAGTTTGACGTTGATGTTCCTGGACGAACGCTGAATCACGTCCGCCACCATATCGCCGCCGAAGTTCTTTTCGGCGACCACGCAATCGGCGCCCCAGCGGTTGTACGCCACGGCGACCTCATCGGCCCATTGCCTCGGGGTTCCATGGAGTGAATAGTCGTCCAAAACCGCAAATTGGTCTACACCTTCCGGTCCCAGCCAGCGGCCGGCGACCACGATACCTATTTCGTCACCCTCGACGCTACCCGACGGATCCACGCCTACGACGATGCGCAGCAGTTCGGCCGGCGGCGAGTCATACCGGAACTGGGTCCGCTTCCAAAGGACTCCCTGGTCGTCCGAGTATTCCCCGTACCTAAACCGGCGCTGTCGGGCCGCGCTCATCATGTCCAGGCTCTTGTTGTACTGGTCCCGCGTGAACGGGTTGTCGTCCGGGTTCATGAGGATGGACGCGAACTGGTCTTTCGGCACCGGGCGGCCGTCGGGGAACACTCCCTCGTGGAAGACCTTGTGGGTCCAATGCCTCTTGTTCCCTGGGTTCTGGGCGAGGAACATTTTCCCGTTCACTCCCTCCGGTGGGAGCAGACGGCCGAGCAGCAAGTCGAAATGGGGATACCCGATTTCGCTGACCTCATCGAGGCCGATGGTGGCGAAGTCACGGCCGAGCACCTTGTCCATGCGGGCCTCGTCGTCGAGCCCGGCTATCCAGATTTTCGAGCCGTTGGGAAGCTGATAGTACCAATCCGACTTGTTCAGGGGTATGGACCACTGAGGCCAGCCGCGGGCCTTGAACCACCGGGGAATAGTCTGGCCGATGAGGGACGCCTTGATATGGCTGAACCGGAGCCGGGCGAACAGATGGTCAGACTCGGGTATCGCCGCGGCGCGGATGAATGTGGCGTCCCAGTTCCCGAAGGTCTTGGCGCTACGTCCGCCCCCTTCCGAGAGCGTGACCATGAACGCCTTCTGCAGGGCGCGTTGTTCCTTCTGTTTGTCCGTGAGCCCGAACGGCTTAGACGAGACCATCCGCCTCGCCCTGCTGGAAAACGATGGTGACGCCCGTCTTGTCGTCGTCCTTCAGGTATGCGCGGTGACGTCCCAAGAGCTCAAGGGCTTTTGTCTTTGACGCCATCGTGATACGGCGGCGCCCCTTCCCATCTGATTCTACCTTCTCGATGGCGACCCGAACCTCATCCGGTATTTGAGCGTTTTCCTTGAGCGCCCCGGTGTCGATGTTCACCACCTGGTCTAGTTCACCGTAGGCGATTGCCTCGAGGGTTGCTACCCATCGGGCGCGGTCGAGTTCGGTGTTATCCTTACGGTCTTTCAAGAGTTCGTTGATGTAGGCCCGTACCTCAACGTGGTTCAACAAACGATTGCCCTGGGAATAGGCTGTATCGGGGCTATAACCCGCGTCTTTTGCGGCTTTCGTGGCGTTGAATCCGTTTGCCACCCAGTTCTGGCCGAAGGCCTTTTGTTGATCGTTCACAGTTTCACTCTAGCCTTTATCGAAGCGACCGTCAAAATGCCTCGATGATGAGAAACCCAGTACCGTCGCACATGGGACACGGCGCCCATCTTTCGTCCCCGAGGTATTCAAATTCCTTTGGAGCTTGCCCTCGGCATTTTGGACAGACGTTTTCATCGACGCCAGACAGAGCATGGTAAGCCAGCTTTTCGGCATGGGTGACCGGGGAATGTTCTCCCGCGATTCTCTGCAAGGCTAGTTTATAGCGCGCTTCAGTATCGCTCATACCTTGGCCTCTTCCGGCCGGTTGCTACCAGGCGGAACCCTCATGCGTCCGGCCTCGATGGCCTTCCTCACGATGGCCTTTGTGACGTGCAGCTTCCACCCGGTTTCCTTACTCACCGCTTCGGCGCCGGCCAATCTGCCGTTGGTGCCGATCCGTTTGGCGACGTCGATATACTCGTCGATGGTGGGCGTGTGGTCGGCCGGGTTGGCCTTCTTTTCCTCGGTCTGCTCTTTCGACTTCCGGGGCTTTTCCTTCCCTCGGTGGGAGAGCGCCATGGCGACGGCATTGTTCACGATGGAATAGAGCGCCAGGAAAATCGAGCACACCAGCCACGCCAGGGACGGCCCGGCGATATCAAATGGGCTGCCGGCCGGCTTCACGGCCTCGGGTTCAAGATCCGATACGACTTTCGCCTTCTCCTGGACCTTGGCCCATTTCGCGTCTTTGGCCTTCTCGTTCTTGTCGAACTGGGTGGCGAACTCCTGGGTGAACTCGCGCGCGGCCAGGGTATTGTAGTCGGCGAGGACGGCCTCGTATTCGGCGTTCGCTGTCTTCCATGCGGCGCTGGCTCGGACGATGACCAGGGCTTTCTGGTACTCATCGGCCCGATTGTTCTGGACTGCGGCGCCGAACATCAGGACGGCCGAGACGATCAAGAACACGCTGGCCGGTATAGCGAGGTACCGGCGCCAATCGGGGAGCCGCCAGCATTGGTACATTCCCACCGTCAGGAACAGCGGCGCGGCCGCGGAGATTGTCCAGATGAACCCATCGACCAGAGCCGACGGCGGCCGGACGCCGAACAGCGTGACAAGGAAGGCGACGGCGATAAACCAGTCGGACGACCACTGACAGGCAGCTATGATGGCGTTGAACCGTTCCTCGGTAAACTTCACTCTTTCCATCCCAGACCCCTCGCTACGGCCTCGCCGCGGTGAAGGTCCTGGGCCTCGACGCTGAACCCCCAGCTCCGCAGCACGGCCACGATAGCGCCGCCGCCTGATGCGGGTTCGAGCACGTGAGGCGGGAAAGGCTCGGCGTCGAGCAGCTGCTCCGTCATGGAGTAGGGGGTCTCGTAGAAGTCTTTCCCATGACGTTTCCCGAGAACGTTGTTTCGTGAGAAATTCTTGAAACTGACCTCCGGCGCCTCGAGCTCGAACTCACTCATGAACTCGGCCCAGTCTTTTCGGGTCCGACATTTTTCTCGATGTCGACTTTCTTGACCGTGGTGAACCGGAAAACCCTGGTCTCAGGGTTGATTTCCATGGTCATGACGAATGAACCGGCGCGGTCGATTTCCGAGGCGTGGAGCTCAAGAGTACCGCCGATACGATTCAGGAAGACGATGAGGAGGTCGTTCCTCATCCGGTTCAATGCTATGGCCAGTTCGGGGTTAGGCTTGATGCTCATTCCGGGGCCTTCCCGGTCGGGAGCGGAATCATGGTCACCACGTCGACGGTCCAGACGTTCCGGGTCTCGATGTCCCAGTCGCCTTTGGTCATGTCAAGTTTCGGATAGAGAGCGGCCACGAATTTCCACATTCGGAGCCGCTGCACGTTCCCCTGGTGGGACTTGTCGAAAAGCCGGTAAAACTTCTCGAGCACCCTGGCCGGGATGGGATATCTCACCTTCACCATCGGGATAGGTTTGTCCTCCGGTCTGATGACCGGTTTCGCTTTGCTCATTCTGGTACCCTTCCTTCAGCTATGTCTTTGCAGAGTTTGACGATACCCGGCGACGCCGGCGTCTTGGCATTGGGGCCGTGTTTGTAATCTACCAGGGCTTTCCACCAGGTCCCGCGCACCTTGTACAGGGACGCGAGGTACCGGAGCGCGATGGCCGTGGACGCCACCGGGTCGAACTCGCTGAAAGGCCGTCCGCCATAGAATGTCTTGGAAAACCAGTCATGGTATAGGCTGTTCAGCTGCCAATATCCGAGGCTGGTTTCCGTGACACATTTCGGGTCACCAGTGGATTCGGACCAGAGAAGGCCCGCAGCAATCCATACCGGGACACCGGTTTCAGCACACGCCGCCATGATGATGGGGCGGATGGGCTCGGGACCGAGGAAGGGGTCGAACTTGTCGGCGAAGGATAAGGTGGCGATGAGGAAGAAGAGGAGTTTCATGCCCCTACCCCAGACGGCTCATGTCGTGTCGTCGCGCCCTTAGGATAGGGCAACCTTGGCCACAGAACCGCGGCAGCCAGTCGTTTGTCCCGGCAGAGCCAATATCGGTGCTTCGGTAGCCGAGTGACGGCAATCATTTGATCGTCGCCGATCTTTGTCTTACCGTGCCTTGAATGGCCTCGGCCTGGAATCATGTAATCGGTTCTGACTCTCTCCGGTACCCCGGCATAGTTCCAGTTCGTGGCCTGGTAGATGTAGCCCACGTGTCCGAATGCCGGATCGGCGTAGCTCACAATCGGGATCTTGGGGAGACGCCGGAGTGCTCCACCGACTAGGAACGATGCTGCGTTCTTGGTTCTCGTCACAATCACAAGGCGGTTAAGCTCCATTATTTCGCCGACCCATTCAGCGCCCATCATCGAAACTTTGACCGATGGACTCGCCGGTTGCCCAAACGTCACCACTCCGACCATGCTCCCGTTCTCCATGAGCGCGAAGGCCCGTTGAATCGTCGGCATACGGTGGGCGTAGTGCTCACGCATGATGAGCCCGCGGGCCTGGTCGCTACCGACCTCCATGACTGTCATTGTCCCCGCCTCGCCAGTTCCCGGTTGATGCGCTCCTGGATCTTGGCTTCCTCTTCGCGCCCTCTGGCGTATTGTTCCCGGTTCTCACTTTCGATGGTCAGGGAGTCGTAATCCTTGCACCCAACCTTTGGGCAATACGGGAACCCGGTCCATTCCTCTGCCGACGAAATGAGCAGTTTCGTGCCGCACCACGGGCAGAAGCCTTCGGGCTTGTCGTACAGGTAGTCCGGCTCCTCGTCAAAGTCGGCGTTTCGCACGTTGTCTGGATAGTTGCGGCTCACTGGGCTACCCTCGTGATGTTGAAGTCCACCGTGTACCCGTGGGTGTTCATCAGGAAGTTGACGGCCTCACGCTCTTGCTCGGTCAGGACAGCCGACGCTGGGATGGTGATGATGCGGAGAATGTGCTCGGCGGTGGCTCGCTCGCTTCCCCATAGGGCTTTCTTGGCGGACTCGAAATCGAAGTCTTGCTTCATGCTGACACCGCCGGGCCGATGATCTTGACGAACCGGCCCACGACGCGGAATTCGCGCAGGGTGGATCTGTCGCGGTAGAACGCGGTCTCGTCGATCTCCCCGCTCACAAACAGCCGTTGCCCCTTGACAATATCGGCCTCATGGTCGGCGGCCAATGTATCGAACAGGACAACCTTGATGGTGGACAGCTTGGGACCCATGCGGGTCTGTTTGTAGATACTGACGTCAATCTCGAGAAGAAAGGTCTCGGCGGTCAGGATCTTGCCAACGTGTAGCACGGTGCCCGTCAAGCTCGTTATGTTCACGTCATTTTCTTTGTTCGCTGGCATTTTCACTCCTTATGGTAGAGGAGTGTACAGTATGAAACTCCGTTATGCAAGCGTTTTTTCTTTGGAGTCCTTGAGACGGCGTACAATTAGCTCCGACAAGAGTTTATCAAACTCTTCGACAGTGAGGGGAAGCGCCCAAAGGGGACCAGGAAGTCCGGCGACGAGCTTGGCGTCGATGAGACGGCGCGCGCCGGTTCCTGTCGTGGTACGGATGTCGGCCCGTAGCTGCTCGATGCGGTCATCGGTGAGCCAGCCGAATACCTCCATGGTGATGGCGTTCATGGTTCAAAACCGTTCATCGCCAGCCAACACGTGAAACCACCGTAAGCCCCCGGCGCCGTCTCGTCCGCCTTCGCCACCATCGCCATACCGATAACCCTGTTTCCCAAAGGTCCCAGGCTTGTCGGGGTATCCAGCCACCCAGGGAAACGGGAGTGTTCGATACTGGCGATAACACAAGCGAACTCGACCCAGTGCTCTCGGTTCGTTTCCTGGGAAAAGGCCGGTCCCCAGTGAGCCAGCCATTCCCGGCGCTGCTCCGGGGTCGACTTGAGTTTCTTCTTTTGGAACCGGATACCCTGGCCGCGTCTGGCCTTTGTGGCCTCGACGTTTTTCAGACCATCGCGGACCCGCTGCTCAAACTCGGCCGTGAACTCGAAATGGATGTTCCCTTTCCTGGCCGTGGTACCGTCCTGGGCCAGAAGGCGCCGAACGACGCGGCTGACGGCCTGATAGTGGTGGCCCGTTTCTTTGGCGAGCTCGGTGGTGTTCATACTTCCCTCATGCTTATTCTCATCGACTCGAGGAGGCTTAGGATACGACGCGGGCCCTCCCCGATGGGTCTTTCCGTCCCGCATTTCTTGACCGTGTGGTATAGCAGGAATGCGTCGCATTCATCCGTGGTCTCAAAGGTGCGGCCGTAGAGGTTTTTCACGGTCCAGATATACGCGGCTCTTTCTCCGGCGGTCTCTTTCTTGAGACGTACCCCGGTGACCGCTTTCCATACGCCGATGGGGACCTCGATGATGGGGACCCTCCTGGCTCGGAACAGGCCGCGGGCGATTCCTCCCACTTCGGCCTGAATCGTTACCGACCGGCTGTTCTTCTCCGTGGGACTACCCCCGGAAAAGGCGTAGTCCTCTACGATGCAAAGGTCCCACCCCTCGGCCGAAACATGGGACAGCCAGGAAAGATGCCGGCCAAGCGCGTCGAGCCGGTCGACGTTGGCCGGTATTTTCCTGGTGTCCGCCGTTTCTTCGCCATCGCGGACGCAGAAAACCCCGAAGGAACGGAGTGACGGGTCGAGAGCGATGACGCGCAACCGTCAGTCCCTGTGCTCGTCGTCCAGGTTCTCCAGGCTGGGCTGGCTTTCATCCTCGGGCGGTGTGGGTCCTTTCTGTCCACCCATGGACGAGAACTCGAGCATGAGGTCGCCCTTGTTCTTGGCGTTGGCCAGCCACTTCCCGCCCGTCGCCGGCTCGTTCTTGACGAACAGGTTCAGGGCGATTCCGCCATTCCTGTAGGTCGAAAGCTGCATGAGCTCACCTTCTTCCGTGATGGTCTTGGCGCCGATCTTAAATGTGATCCGGCAGAGCTTGTTGACGTTGGCCAGAAGCGTCGCCGCTGCTGGGTCGTTGTTCACCCTCACCGGGATACTGAGACCGCCGTCGCGGTACGTGGACACCTTTTCGATGGTGCCCTCGCCCTCATACTTGGCCGAATCGAAGACTAAAGACATAGATACCCTCCTCTGACACTGTACTCCTCATTTTCACAGTGTCAAGTGCGGAGGGATGGCCAATTGAATACAAGAGCGCCCCGGCTCCCTTCGGCGAGCCTGTCCATGACGGCCGGCCCCATGAAGGCGCGGAACTCTTCCCCGTCGAGGTTCGACAGAAGCGCGGTCTGCCGGTGTCGGTTGTACCGTTCGTTGATGAGTTCGAAGAGGTAGTTCCGTTCGTTCTCTGTGTCGAACTGCCGCCCGACCTCATCAAGGACGAGCAGGGGCACGTCTGCGTAGGCGTCCAGGACTTGCTTTTCCGTCTCGGTCGCGCCGCCGCGGTATGTCGCCTTCACCTTGTCGGTGTATCCCTTGGCCGTGATGTACTGCCCCTCCATTTCGGGGACGCGGCGGTTATCCAGTCCCTCGCCGGTATAGAGGCCGTCCAATCGGTCGTTTAGGATGCCACACGCGGCCCATGTCTTCCCCGTGCCGTTGGCGCCGCGTATGACCAGCGACGGCGCGCCGGGTCTGCCGAGCATGGAGACCCAGGACAAAAGCTCGGCCTTGGCCTTGGCCTTGTCCTGGCTGTCCGGAGCCCACCCCGAAAGCGTGGCATCGAGGAAACGCTCGGGAACCCCGCGCGCTGCTCTACGGGCGTGGGCCGTCCTTCGGTCGTATTCTCGAGAGCGTTCTTTCCAGGTGTCGTCCGTATTCATTTCCGCGAGGCGGGCGTCAATCATGGCTTGCATCTGGGCGATGCTCGAGGGGGATGAGAAGTCATTGGTCTTGACGCCGTATCGGGTGCTTTCCATCGTGTCCTCCATCACAGGGTTTCCACTCGGAAGCCGTCTTTCGATGCGTCAAAACTCGATGCCTTAAACTTCCCTGGTGTGCCCCTGTTTCGGTTCTTGCCAGCCTCGGCGAGGTATCCCTCAAACTTGGCCGGTATCAACAAAGTAGCAGGACGGAGGTATTTTTCAAAGTCCGTCCCCACCCATTGGCGTTTCTTTTCGGTGAAAACCGCGCGGAAATCGTCCAGCGTGTAGCCCTGATCGATTAGCTTGGTCAATCCCGTACCTTTATGCTCCCGGAACCGGCTTCCGGCAATCTCGTTGAGAAGGGCTATAACTGCCTCGGGTGTGATGCCCTTCGGCTCATCTTCAAACAGGTTACCCGACTGTTCTTTTCTAGTGTTCTTTTCAGAATTCTTACTAGAAGAGGGAAGTGACCTGGGAGTCACTACAGGGGTGACCTCTGACGCAATTTCTTGAAGTGACCTGGGAGTCACTACAGGATCCTCACTTTCGACCATAACCCGGTATACATTCGTCTGACCCAGACCTCGCTGCTGGCGTTGTATCCATCCCAGTTCCATCAGGTGTTTGACGGAGCGGCTGATGGTCTCGGCGACCAGGCCACACCGGGCGATGATGGCCTCGCGAGACGGATAGGCGTCGTCATTCGACCCCTGAAAGCTGGCGAGCACGGTGTACACTTTCAGGTCGGCTAGGGTGATTTCCTCGTCGAGAAGAATGGCGATGGGGACGGCCCCGTGGACAGGAAGTCTAGTTTTCACTCTGCTGCCGCCTTCAGAAATCAGAGACCATTTCTTCTTCGCCGGTCTCTTCTGTTACCGAGTCAAAGAGCGTCGGCTGCCCATCGACAAAAGAGAAGTCCATGGCCTCGAGGTTGCGGATCGTCTGTTCGTAGTAGGTGTCCTTGAGCTCGGCACCGACACCGCGGCGACCGTTTAGGACAGCCCCATAAACCTCGGAACCGACACCCATGAATGGGGTGAATACGACTTCTCCTGGGTTTGACCTGAGCACCACCACGCGGTTGATGACGTCGAGCTGCAGAGGGTGGACGTGCTTTTCATCATCTTCTCCGCGCGCCGGACGGAACGGTAGAACATGGTCGACGCGAACGTCATCCCAAACGGAAGAGGCGTACTGCCGCCATATCCAATGTGAATACCTGTTCTCGAGCTGGGAGCCCTGCCAGTTCCTGTATCTCAGAATCTCATCGGGCATTTTCTTCTCGCCAGCGTAATACTGGAGACCGGACGGATGGGCCACAGGTTCGGCGTTCTCGCCACGCTTGCGGAAGATCAGAACGTGGTCGGCACCAGCTACGCCGGCGTAGATCGAATCCTCAACAATCGTCTTGTGCGCGAGGTTCTTCTGCATCGTCCGGTTTCTCACGGCGAGCGGTTCTTTCCAAACCATGTGCCGGGCGATAAAATCCCATCCCTCGGCCTGGTGTAGCCTTACGATGTCGCCCGGAAAATCAACCAGCCCATCCTTGCCGGTGTTCGATCTCGGTACGTCCATGCAGTGAACGGCCGAACAGCGGCCAGGCTTTGTCAAACGGTGGAGCTCTCGCACCACGAAACCGTAGTGCTCGAGAAAATCCTCGTAGCTGTCGGCATTCGACAAGTCACGGTCGGAGCTGGAATAGTGGTACATGCCGGCAAAGGGCGGGGAGTACACCGAAAGATGGATGGATTCGTCGGGCATATCGCCCATGACTTCGATGCAGTCGCCCTCGTAGACGGCGTACTCCTGAGTGATCTTCTGATTTTTCACAGCCATGATGGAACCTCCATTGCGTTTCCGAAAGTCGTATTCTTGCGCACCGACAGGGAGTTGTTCATTTCGGCCACAAGGCGTTTGAACATTTCCTCGGCCTGGCGCTGTTTCCTGGCAAGGTTGCCGATCATGGCCGCGTCGCCGTCGGTGTACACGATGTCGGCCACTACCGTCCTGTTCTGACCGAACCGCCAGAACCGGCGCATGGCCTGGTAGTACTGCTCGTAGCTGTGAGTGGGGAAGAACTGGGTCCGAGCGCAGTGCTGCCAGTTCAGGCCCCATGCTCCGATTTTGGGCTTGATGACGAGGTACTTGAACTTACCCTGGGTGAAGCCGACCAACTTCTCTTCCTTGGAGTCGTCAGAATCACGGCCCGAAACCTGGACCGACCCAGGAATCAGCCGCTCGAGCAAGTCACCCTCCTCGTTCAAATTGCACCAGATGACGGAAAAGTCATCCTTGGACAAGGCGAGCTCTGCGGCCTTCTCGCACCGATGCTCGACCGTGGCCTTCCTCTCGTCGCGCTGTTCCTTGAGTCCGACGGCGGGCATGGCGAAAAGTGTACCTTGGTCGGATCGGTCAATGTCCTTGATCTCGACATGATTCTCGACGAACTCCGGCAGATGGTATCCGTCATCGGAGAATCCGAGGTCGGAAGGCGAACGGATGGCCCTGGCCCAGCTTGTGACCCACCGCCAGAACGCGTCGTGAGCATGGCCCTTGAGTCGCCACTTCGTCGCCTCGCTGAATCGGCCGCGGCGGTTCGTGGCGATGTTGTTTTGATCGTTGATGAAGAACTTTCCGAGCATGTCCATGTGTCCGAGGTAGCCAAGCGCCTCCGATGACGTACCGAGCTCTATGAAGTCGTTTGGGGCGGCCGTGGCCGTGGCAAGAAGACGGTACGGGATCTTGCGCGAGAACTGGGTCAGGAGCTCTTTCGTCTTGCCGTCGAAGTTCTTTAGGATGCTGGACTCGTCGCCGACGATCCCCTGAAAGTCCGATGGGTTGAACTTTTCCAATTGCTCGTAATTCGTGATGGTGATGCCGCGGTGAACCTGTCCAGACCGGGACCTCTTGGCAGATATGCCGAACTTCTCGGCCTCTAGCACCATCTGAGTACCGACGGCGATAGGTGTCAGGAGAAGTACGTTGCCGTTGGTTTTCCTAACCACGTTATCGGCGAAGGTTAGTTCCATCAGACTTTTTCCGAGGCCGCAATCGGCAAAGATGGCCGACCGGCCCTTTCTGACGGCCCAGTCGATGAGTGACTTTTGAAAGTCAAAGGCTTTCTCGGGAATGACGACGGGCTCGAACCCGGACTGGTCCGACCTCTGAGCCTTCCTTTCAAGGTAGGCTCCGTACTCTTCTGCCGCACTTAAGGCTGTTACGCTCATGCCGGCTCCTGAAAATGAAAGAGCTACCCACGACACCCCCGCCAAGGTTCGCAGGGGTAGCAGCCCCCGCTGGTGTCGTGCGTAGCTCTTGGATGACTCCCCTGCTAGGGACTCGTGCCGAACAGTTGGCGCTGCTCGACAGTTTGATTCTGAAAGAACTCTGCCCCGAAGTCAAGCGGGATCTGGCGGCCGCGGTCGTGTTCGTGCTCGGCGACGTGAAGCCCCAGCATGACCGGGGAGTGAAGCCATGCGCCGCACCCAGGCACCGGGCAAGGCCACGGCGTCGAGCGGTGCCAGTGCGCGGTCTGGGTGGTCATCGGTACACCGTGAACCGTTTTCGGTAGAACTGCTCCCGAAGTTCGGAATAGTACGCCCGAAGGTCGACCGACTCCTCGCCCGAAATCACGCGCTCGATTCGGGCTAGGAGGGCATCCGCTTCTGGACCGTGCAAGATCAAGAGACCGTTGCAGTCCAGCGAACACACGGGAATCGTATTGAGCGTGGAATGGAGCACTGCCTCGTCGATCGTGGCTCGATTGTGCTTTGAGTTCAGAACGCGGTGTGCAAGCTGTGGCACGCCCTCACGGAGCCAACCACCACAGACGCAGCACTTCCATTCGGCTGCGGCGAACTGTTCCTCGCGCCGGTCGTTCGCCTCGATCTTGGCCGCGTTGGTCATCGGGAGGCCTTCACCAGCAGCGCGGGGAGTTGCGCCTCATGTTCGGTCAGCCAAAGGCTACCGCGGTACTTTGATTCGACCGCCCGGCCCCGTTCAGAATCCGGCACCCTGAAACCGGTGGCCTTGTGGGAAAGAGCGTATCCGATGCCGTAGAGCCGACGATGGACGACCCACCATTCGCCGAAGAGGAAGAACTCCTCCTCGAATGGGTGGGGCTGTCGTGTCCCGGCTTTGGTTCGGATGTCGAACGTCTTGGTCTGTGGGTTCATGGCTTGCTCATTCCGAAGTTGGCAAATTCCCCAAAGTGTTCCTTTGCAGCTTCACAGTAAAGTTTGTGCGCTTTGGCCGGATCGTCAGATGATCCGAGATAGATTTTCTTCCCGTTCACTCGGATCATTGAGACCCAGCGGCCCCATTTTCTGTCCCAGTGAACGCCCTTGAAACCAGAGGTATTTTTAGGGCTCCTACGTGAATTGGCTCGATTCTGGGAAGGGTTGCAAAATCGGAGGTTTTCTCTTCGATTGTCCAGGGGGTTCCCGTTGATATGGTCGATCTGAATACCCTTCGGGGCATTCATCACGACTCTGTGCAAAAGCATTGTTGTTCGCCCCGTGGCGAACTGAATATAGCCGTGATGGAAAATCCACCGTTTTGGTGCAAGTGTTTCAAGATCCCGATCGTCAATGAGGACGATGCGTCCTGACGCTACCAAGAATGCCATAGAACCTCCCATATCCCTTTGTTGAAGTCGGATGGCCGGGGAGGGAATCCCCCGGCCGAGCCTTGCAAAGCTCCCGACTCGTGAAGTTTATTTCTTCTTTCCAATCATGTCCAGAAAATCATTTTTCAAGGCGATGAACTCCGGCACGTCAGTTTTCAAGAGCGACCCTTCCGACATGATGGCGTCGATTTTCCGCTTCACCCACGTCGAGAACTCTTTCGAGTCCATAAAGCTCGTGGTCTTCCAAATGTGTAGCCGCACCTTGCCACCCTGCAGGGGCTCCATATGGTGGACTCGACCGAGGCCCGGCACCTGTACCCGACGGTAGGCCCATGCGTCCTTCTCGGGGACGTCCATGGTCCGTTTCTCACAGTAGGTTTCAAGCTCGTCGTCGTGAATCCGTTGAGGCGTCACCTTGTCATCGGGCAGTTTCTTGGACCAATAGCCGGCCCTGTACATGGGCGTCCCGTTGATATAGTTGGCCTCGAGGTTCAGGAGGGCCCACCAGAAGGCGTTAGCCTCATCCGAACGCGGGTTGTACTCGATGTCCAGCGAGAGCTTGAGCTTGACCAGGGTGTCGACGTACTCGGGTTTCGTCGTGCGTTCGGCCGGCGGCGTCTGATCCCACCGGAGGAGGGCCTCCATGTATCGGTCCTGCTGCACCCGGTCGATGGTCTTGAGCTCGTCGGCAAACGCTTGCTCAGCGTCGGCGTCGATGACCAGGACCAGAAGGCGCTGGCCGCGCCGGATGCCCAGGTCTCGGTTGACCTGGGGATTCCACCAGCAACGTCCGACGAGTTTCACTCAAACCTCGAAAATTCGCCGAACAGTTCGATAGCTTTCTCTTTGTATTTCTCATGCGCTTCTTGAGGAGTGGAGAAATATCCAAGATGATGGCCCTTACGGTTAATCTGGATCTCAGCTTTCCACTTCCTTTTTTCCTTGCTGAAAGTGACACCCTTGAATCCCGAAGTATTATTTATAGGCTTCTTGCTGTTAGCTAGATTCTGAGACCCCGTACAGAGCCTAAGATTGCCTCTAGTATTGTTCAATCCATCACCATCAGCATGATCGACCAGTTCGGTAGATTTCGGGCTCAATAGGAACCGATGCATACGGACATTTCTGCCATTGATCCGAGTGGTGGCATATCCAGTGTCATAGCACCAGGAATGTTTGGAAACACTTTCAAAATCCTGGTCATCAACAAAAGCTGTTTTGCCTTGAGTCAAGACTATTTCTTTCACTTGTGGACCACCAGCCAGGAAATCATGAGCGCGGCCTCGCCGATCATCGACCCGAGAAACAGAATGAAAACGCCCAGGGGCATATAGACCTCGGTCTTGACCAATTTGTGAGCGCCGCACAAACACCGTTTGTATGTCCGCTGGAGCACCATTCCCTGGTGAACACAGTCGAACTCAAAATCGTGCTCGTGCCTTCCCCCGCCTTCGCCGTCGATGAACATCACTGGTGCCACCTGGTCCGGTTCATTTCCTCCTGATCAACCTGCTCCCTGAACTCCTCGACAGAACCGCCCCACATATCGGCGGCGTAACGTTCCGTAGCGCCGTAAGATCCAAGCTCGGCAAAAGCCGCCTTGAGCAAAGCCTCAACTGCTCCCATCATGTCCCCCTCTGGAAATACACGGCGCGCGCCAGGGCGTGGCGCCGTTCGTCGACCTCTTCATTGAACAGGACCACGGCCTCGACCATCCGCTTGATTTCCTTCTCGTCACGGTAGACGCGCCGGACAAGTAGCTGCTGACCGACGGGACGCTCCGGCGAATAGTTCACATAGTCCACTGCCTCGAGCGCGGCGCATTCCATGAGGGCATAGCATTGCCAAAGGTGCGCCCGTTCCACCACGCCGGACAATACCCGGCGGATGAACGTCGTCAGCTTCGGACATTTGCCCTCGAGGCCGACGGTCGGGAAGTCGCGGAGGTTCGTCGACATGATGATACCGTCGGGGCTCACGCCAAACCGTTCAATCCTCGGATGGTCGATGAACGACACGCCGTCGTCGACTACCTCGCCCGTTGTCTGTTCGTAGAGCGCCGTCATGGCCGGCTGGCGTTCGATACCGTTCCTCATGTCCTCGGTCTCGAACGTGTCCTTGATGGTTACGCCCGTGTCGAGCTCGGTGGCCAGCTTCACGAGATAGGCCTCGCGGGTCTTGCTCTCTTCCCCATTGAGGCCATGGGCCAGGACAAAGGGTATTCCGGTCCCCGTCACCTTCCCGCGGCGCAAGTCATCCCATTCCGGTGTCCGCTGCGGGCCGTAATGCCAGTTCGGGCGGTTCATTTCCGATTCCTGGTCAGGATAAGGCCTACGACGGTGATCGCCAAAATCACGTTTTCGGCTCCACGCCGGCCTTGAGCCGGTAATATACGTCTCGGGTAGCCCGGATATCCGCCTCGGCCTGGTGGGCCTTGTCGACCAGGGACACGCCCATCGAGTTCGCCACGGCCAGGAGACGGCGATTCCCCAGCTGGGCGAACCTGGGGTCGGCCTTGACGATCTTCATGACGTCGTACGCGTCCGAGATCCGAAGGATTTCCTCGATTCGGCCGCCGGCCGCACTGAACCATTCGCGGATGAACCGGGTGTCGAAAGACACATGGTTGTATCCGGCGACCGTGACGGGAATGTAGGCTTCTGTGAAGGTTTGTTTGATCCAAGCAAGGAAGTCATAGAAAACGTAATCCCATCGCTGGAATGAGGCTATATCCAGCCGCGTGAAGCCGTTGACGGCTAGGGCTGCGTCCTCGATGTCACGGCCGACAGGGTTCATGTGCCAGACCTTCGCGGCGACCTCCTGGCCTTCCCAGTCGGCAATGGCTGCCAGGGAGACGATGCCGTGCTTCTCGTGGTTGAGACCGGTTGTCTCGACGTCTACCCAGAGCAGTCCCTTAATAGATCTCTCATCCACGGTGCGCCTCCCGGTCTTCTTTCTTCCACTGTTCGGTGACCTGTTTTCGGATCACGGCCAGTTTTTCCACGATATCGACAGGCTTGTCCTTGATGGCGATGGCCCACTGTTCTTTCCAGTTCTCGCGCGTCATTTCCCTGATGAGCGCGATTTCGTTGGAAAACTCGACCCCGAACTCGAAAGTCAGTCCTGCCGCGTCGTCGTCGTCGCCCTCGGTCACGAACCCGAACCCGGCGAACATGGCGTACCGCTGGCCATAGGACTGCAGGGACCGGCTACCCTGGGCCGCGTTCATCAGGTCGGTTTTACCGGCGCCAGCGGGAAGGTCTACGTAGGTGGTCCGCTCATGGCCCCATCCGTTGATATGGAGAAAAAAACGGACGATAGGTTTCCCCTCGATGGCTTCCTCGCTGAAATGGTAGGAAAACCCGTGGTCAGCGATGACGCGGCCATTCGCCTTCACCATGTCCTCGATGGTGGCGAAATCGTAGGTCACCCTGGCCCCGCCTTCTCTCTTGGATGCGAAGTCGGCCTTTCCGGCCCGAGGCACCGGGACAAACTTCCCTTGCATTTGGGCGAACTTCAGGTCGAACGTCTGTTTTGCCGCTCGGTCCTCTTCCTCGTGGAGCAGCTGGGTCATGGCCTTGATTCGGTCGATATCGACGCCCTGCTGCACCATGAAGGCCAACATCGACCGGGCCGAACTGTCGGCCATGGGTGCCGGCGCCATCGCGGACGGTTCACGATGGGGAACTACGATGCGCTCGGCCGGATTGCCCCGGATTTCATCGAGGTCGACGGCCTCGACTTCTGTTTCTTTGCTCAAGTGGATACCCTCCATTTTCACATTCTCACGGAAACTCGACTTTTTCAAGTGTCCGTGAAAATGCCGGAACGGTTTCCCGCTCCGGCCGGTGGGCTACTTCGCCTGTTCCCTCAGATGATCCACGCCCATGGCGATAGCCTTGTGGACATTGACGACGATGGTGGACAGGGGAGGCGCAATCGTAAGCGGTGCTTCCTTGAGCACGGCCTCGATCTTGTCGGCCCAGGCTCCGACCTTCTCCCTATCGGGCGCCGCCAGCTGGCGAAGGCGTTCGGCTTCGATGTCGGCCAGCCGTTTCTTTTCAGCCGCTTCTTCGGCGGCTTTCTGTTCGGCCAGGACCCTCTGACGTTCGGCTTCCTCGGCTGCGGCCTTATCCTTGGCGTCCTGAACTTCCTTGAGCGCCGCGGCCTTGCGGTCCTCGATGTCCTGCAGCGCCTTCCGGTTCAGCTCTTCCTGCTCCCTGCGGGCGGCATCCAGCTTGTCCTGCTCCGCTTTCTGCTGTTTGGCGACTTCGGCCAGGCGTTCGGCTTCCTTGCGGTTGGTCTCAGCCAGTTCAGCCGCGGCCTTCTCCTCGGCAGCCTTGCGGTCGGCCTCGGCCTTTCGGAACGCCTGAAGTTCCTCGAACTGGGCCGTCGCTGCCTTGAGCTCGGCGTCGAACTGCTCGGGGGTCATCTGGGCGACGATGAGTTCGTTTCCGCGCCACTCGACCGCTTTCAGCTGCGAGAACAGACCCTCGACGCGCTCGCGTTCGATCCGGGCGGCTTCCTCGGCCTGGCGCCGAACTTCGGCCTCGTACAGTTCCTCCTGGATCTTGAGCCGCCCCTCCTGCTCCTGGTAGAACCCGGTGATGGCGTTTTCTGCGGCCACGCACAGGCGCTGGAAGGCGATGGCCTGTTCACGCGCCGCCTTGAGTTCGTCCTTGACCGGCGTACGGAGCGTACGGACGATCTTGTTCCGGAGCTTGCCCAGGCGCTCGTAGGCGCCCTTGGAACCGTCGTAGATGGCCAGTTCAGCGTCGACCTCTGCGCGGAGCGCCGTCAGGCTGGCGTCACTGACCTGGAGTTTCGTCAACGCCTTGACCACGGACCCGTCGGCCGTGTCTTCGATCTTGGCGATCAGCGCCAACGGCGCGGCCACTTCCTTGGTCTGCTCGGGCGCGATCACCTTCGATCCTCTGGCCGCGTCCTGTCTCGGCTCGTCGGTCAGTTCGTACTGCTCGTCAGCCATTGCTGATACCCTCCTTGACCGCTTTTCCGACCTCTGCGGACGACGTTCCATTGAAAGGGAGCGGGTGGGATTGAACCACCGTAGGACCACGGTTGACCCGCAGCGTCGTCCAGACCCGTCCTGTTCGGACGCCTTCGCTCCCGAAAATCCCCCGTCGTCGCTGGGGGAGTGCCTAGCCGCGCCTGTACTCATGGACGGCACCTGGGCCGGTTTTATACCCGACTCTCAGACGGTCTCCGATCCGACAACGAGCGTTTTTGGAAGTGCGCCACCACTCTGGGCCACCCTCACGGGCGGCTCACCACCGCGTCAGACGGGACGCGGACCGCAACTCACGCGGTAGGGTTACCCGGACCCGTCCCGGTACCCGTACCCGTACCCGTACCCGGACCCGTACCCGGACCCGGACCCGTCCCGGTACCCGTACCCGTACCCGTACCCGGACCCGTACCCGGACCCGGACCCGTCCCCGGACCCGTACCCGTACCCGTACCCGGACCCGTACCCGGACCCGTACCCGGACCCGTCCCCGGACCCGGACCCGTCCCCGGACCCGGACCCGTCCCCGTACCCGTACCCGTACCCGTACCCGTACCCGGACCCCTTCTCGAAAGGCATTACTGCCTCCAGACCGGGACGCCGTCGATGGACGCAGCGGCTTCCTCGGTGACCGCAAGAACTTCGATCACTTCCATGACCTCGATCTTCTCGACGGACGCCGGGAACTTGCAGTTCGCCGGCTTACTGGTCCCGGTGGTGGCCAGCTGGCTCAGGCTGGCCGCTCCATCCCAGTACCATATACGGCGCGCGTTCAGAATATCGCCCCGTTTTCCGTCCTCGGAACGGTTGACGAGTTCGCCGAAGAACACCCCGGCGCTGTACGTGCGGACAATCACGCGTTTGTCCATGAAGACTCCTTCCGGCTTTCGCCGCCGCGGCCGCCCTTGAGCGGTCCCGGTAGCGGCCCCCTTTCGGGGGACGGTCTTATTCGATATCCAAGGTGTACTGCTGGTCGGTCCGTTCAAACTCGCGCGGCTCCGCCTCGGTCACCACCAGATGGTTGGGAAGATCCGCGCACGGCCCAACGGCGCCGCACATTTCACACCGTCCACCAGACAGCGACAAAGGAATGCCGAAAATCCACTTCATGGTCAGCTTCGTATGATCCTGGCAAACAAACATCACTTCCCTCCGGTACTGAAGTATTCGAGGGCTATCCTTAGCCCCCGTTTCGTCTTCACGACGGCCAAACGTTCAGCCCCCCTGAAGATGGCAAAACACGGCCCCGTCATGCCCTCCACGCTCACGACCTCGACACGGAACCCCTCAGGGATATCGACGCCTACCAGAAGGGAATGGGGGTTTTTCACAGATAGCCGCAAGGAAGGCCCTGGTCATCTTTCACCAGGATTTTGCCCAGCTTACCGTCGGGCGTGGGCTCGACGACATAAGACCAGCCTTCGGCCTCATCGGCGTTGAGCTGGTCGGCAGCGGCTTGGGCTTCATGGATAGGCAGATAGGTTTCGGTCATGGTCTACGATCTCCTTATGTGTCCCAGTATACTCCTCATTTTCACACTGTCAAGCACGAACTACCGTGAAAATGAAAAAACCCAGCCGACAAGCTGGGTTTGGTAATTTCGGGAACTCGGGAGACCTTTTTTCTACCCCTTGGGGGCTTTCAGCTTGGGGGCCTGGCTGACCTCTACGTAGACCTCGTTCCCGATCTTCATGAGGTTCCCGGCCTCACCAGTGTCGACGTGAAGGACGAGCGCGCCCACGGAATCGCCCGCGGTGGCCTTCTGGCTGTCCTCGATGGTCGGGTCTTGGATGGCCCGCAAAGTGGCCTTGTCGGCGGCCACGCTGTCCACCCGGAAACGAATTTTGATACTCACGGCTATACCCTCCTGGACGCCAGTTTAGAACATCCACCATTCGGCGGCTAGGGATATCTCGGGATGGAACTGGGGCGACCATGCCAGGCCGGCGCGGCCGTTGAGCGTGAAGAGGTTCATCATGTTCCACGTGACGGCTGCTCCACCTCCGCCATAGTACCCGCCAATCGTGCCCAGCGGGTTCCCGGCACTATAGACGCCCACCGCCAAGGTCTTGGCGAGCGCGCCGCCAGGGATGGCGTCAAGCGCGGCCTTGGCCCGTTTCGTGCTGTCCACCACCGCTCGGTTTCCCTCGATGATGGCCTCGACCTTGGCCGCGGCGTCGGCGTGGTCCGCTTCCCATGCAGCGATGACCGAGTTCAGGACCTCCGCAAGGCCGGCGGATGTTCCGTTCGCGTCCTCGAGGGCCTTTTTCCAGTCCTCGACTGTGTTCGATTTCGGGGGCATGGGGAGTGCCTTCTGATAGGTGTCGATTCCGGTATGGATTTCGAGCGTCTGGGAGTTGGCGCCCGTGACGATACAAAGGCCCATCAGGGCCATGAACCCCGCGAGAAGGGGAACGCCGATTCTCATTTTGTGCCTACCTTTTGCCACCCCAGGGTGGTCAGTTTCAAATCGAGCATCTGCCCGATGTCCTTGGCCTGGGTGTCGAGTGTCGTGGAAAGGTCATCCAGACGCGCGCCGTTGGCCGTTGCTTCCGTCACGATGGCCGCGGTGGACTCCTGGGCCACCTTCAAGTGGGAACTGGCCGCTCCCATCGTGAAAGCGTAGACAACGGCACCCCCCAGCACCATCGAGACCAGAACCGTCAAGAGCCAGAGGGGCCACCGCTTCATTTCGTGCCGGCCTGTACCGCGGCGTGGTCGCCCCATACGGCCGTCCAGGCCATCACGACGCCGGCACCCCCGAAGAACATGAACACGTCGTCACGGAACTGGACGGCGGGATTCAGAAGCGGGGCGAACAAGTAGCCCCAGGCAACGAACTGGAAAAGGATACCGAAGAACCGGAGACCATCACCCTGGTTTGCCTTGTTCGTGATGAGGTCCAGGATGCCCTGAGACTCGAGGGCGCCCAGGAACGGCACCGAGTCACCCAGAGGGACGCCCAGATAGAGTGCAAAGCCGATGGCGACGCTCGAGACCAAGGTCGACAGATGGGCGGCCGGGAACACGAACGGCATGGCCAAGGCCAGCATGATCCACAAGAATCCGAACGTCCGTTTGTCGTCCCAGATGCGGGCGACTTTCTGGATTTCCTTCTCAGTGTGGCTGACGAAAGCCCCGAGCTTTTCAGCGGAGCGAGCCTCGGCCGCGGTGATGGCCTTGGCGTCTTTGTTGAAATACTCCTTCACCTTGACGGTGACGGTATGGGCCTCAGAAAAGAGACCCAGGACGAACGCGACAACGGCGTTCCAAACCTTCTGCATGATTCCTCCCTTTCTCCGGGTAACCGCCCGGCGCGGCTCATTCATCGAGACAGGTGATGACGACGGGGATACCGCTGTCCAGAGCGTTCTTGACGGCCTGGGCCAGGTCGAGAAGATCCGGCTTTTGCACGATGCCGGTACACCCGTCCGTGTGGCCAGAGCCGTTGGCGAAGTGGACCCAGTAGCACCAGTCATCGAACCATTCCCCAGTGGGTTCCCCATAGGTTCCGTCCGGTTTGGTCGTATAGATCGGAACCGGCTGGTGAGCGTCAGTGATGATCTTGAACGGTTCCATCCACTGGTTATCGGTGGCCTCGACGCCCAGGACATTGAAGGTTCCCAAAGGAAAGACCCGCGGCATGACCACGGGTCCGGGCGAACGGTCTTGATTGCAGCCGGTCTCTACGTCAGGAAGCCGGCTGAGGTCTGGCCGCTGGCCGTTGAGTTCGTTCCTGACTTCGCTAAATGCCTCGATCATAATAGGACCTTGAGGCATGGGATAGGTCAGGGTGCGGCTTTTGCGCCGGAAAATCAGTTCAATCATGAATGTCCCCCTCCAGTGAGTAACCAGGCGACTATGGAGGAGAGAACGGCCCCTACCAACGTCGAACCGACCGAAATCCAAACGACGTGCATGGCGGTGATGCCACTTTTCACGGTAGCGATTGCCGCGTCTTTCTTTTCGGTGGCGACGTCCGCCACGACGGCTACAGCGGCGTTCGTCTTCACGACTCCCTCGAGCTCGATGACCCGCTCCCGAAGGGCCACGAGGTCAGACTCAGTTTTGCGCTGGGCCGTTCCCAGTTTGTCCACGTCGTCCGAAAGACGCTCAACGTTTCCGCCGTGGCCGTTTAGTTTCTCGAGGAACAATTTCTCGAGACCTTCGATCCTGGTATTGACGGCCGCGACTTCGCCCTTCACTGAGGCGAGAGCCGAGTCGACCTGACCCTTTACGGACGCGAATGCCGCGTCGACTATGGTTTTGATGTCTTCTTTCGTCAAGGGCATTCTATTACCACTCTACTATGATGGCGCCGTTTGCTCCAGCCCCTCCAGCGAAAGCCGTGGCCACAGCATTGCTACCACCGCCGCCGCCACCGCCGCCGGCCACCGTAGCCGCACTGCCAGCAGCACCATTTCCGCCCAGACCGCCAGGACCTCCGCCGTCTCCCCCGATACCAGCGCCACCGTTGCCCGTACCATATCCGCCCGGAGAACTGCCGGGAACATTTGATGTACCCATGGCACCACCAGCGCCGCCAGGTGTAGAGGCACCCCCACCGCCGCCGCCGCCCGCTGTGGTCGCTCCCGTAAATGTCGTGTTATTTCCTGCTGTTCCTGCATTGGAACCAGCCGCAGCGCCGGGGCCGCCGGTCCCGCATGAGTAAGCTATGACTTGCCCAGGCGTAACCGTGAGGATGGTCTTTGTGATACCACCACCACCACCGCCGCCGCCGGCTCTGGACGCCGTGGCGGAACATCCACCGCCGCCACCACCGCCGCCGATACACGTCACGACAATCTGGGTGATGCCAGCCGGGACCGTGAAATTTCCCGATCCTGTTAGAAACAGATAACCGATTGCTCTGGCGTTGTCGACATAGGCCGTCGTGGCGATCTTCGTGGAAGCGTCGCCCGCGGCCTGGGTCGGAGCTGTAGGGGTGCCGGTAAGGGCAGGGCTGGCCAAGGGCGCCTTGAGCGCGAGCCCCGTGTCGACATAGGCCGTCGTGGCGATCCTGGTAGAGTTGTTTCCCTGGGTCTGGGTCGGAGCCGTGGGATTGCCCGTCAATGCGGGGCTGGCCAACGGAGCGAGGAGGGCCTCCGCGGCGAGAGCGCGCGCCGTTTCCGTGGCCAAACTCTGACCGATGGTGTACGGGTCGACATTGCGCCAGTATGTCGGGCTGCTCGCCGGAGGAAATCCGGTGGGGCCCGCCGAAATCTGATTTTGGATGGCCTGGTAGACGACGCCGTTCACCTGGACGAAAGACAGGAGGTTGTAATAGTCCGTGTTCGCTTCCCACTCGGGTATGCCCTTCTCGAACAAATAGGCTATCTGGCTGGTGATGAGCAGATACAGAGAGTTCAGGTCTTGAATGTAGGGAGGGTTCGCCGCGTTGGCGGTGATAGCGTACAGACCTTGCTGGTACTGGGTTAGGCTTTGGATGGCTGCCAAGTCTTTCGTGGTGACCGCGGCGCCGGCCGACTGGGAACCGATCTTTCCGAACTGGTTTGTTGCGCCCGAAGTTCCGAAAATGATCTGCTTTATTCGGGTCAATGCTGACACGTAGAACCCCCTAAGAACTCAAAATGTCGTCGATATACAACGAGCTGAAAACGCCCATCGGCTTCGGGAACAGACCTGATCTTTGTACTAGCTGTGCGGTCCTCTTCATAGAAGTCTGCACGTGGTAGTCAATCGCCATCGGTTTTTCGACCGCCAGATACTCGGTACCGAAAACTGGGAATAGGATGGCGTCGATGTCTTTCACCGAATCGCCCCCGGCATTTCTCCTAGCCGCCATCTGGAGAATGACACGGTACTCGTCGTCCGTCATGGTGTAGGTCTGCTGCCCATCGAAATACGATAGGAACCCAGGCGACACGGGAAGGGTACCATACACGGAATAGCCCTCGATGCCGGAGACGGGGAAGCTGTCGCCGTACTTCGCATACCCGAAGTACGACCCGGAAAGAGGAGTACCCGAAACAACGCGGCCAGGCCCCAGGTATTTCCCGAGCACGTCCAGCTGGACCCCGACGGCGTTCTCGACGTTGTACCCGTCCCTGACGGACACCATGAGGTCGTAGACCATCAAGGCCGTGATGAGCGAGCTAACCATGGCCTGGGCGTTGGGCTTTTTGTATTGTAGGAGGAGAAGCGCGACGTAGTAGGCGACGAGTGTGGTGTTCATGAGGAAATCGTCATATTGACGGCCGAGTTCGTGAACCTGTTCACGGGGCTGGACGACAGCACGATTTCCGTGTAGGTCACGCCGTCAGTCGATAAGCCCATCGAGGTCACCCGGTATTTGGAGTCCAGACCCAGGACGAACGCGGTCACCTGGTCGCCAACGGCGTCGGCCCCCACGTCCCAGAAAAGCCCGTTTGCGATGAGGGTCTTCATGCCCGTCCGGTCGACGCCGGCGCCGGGCTTGTTCACGGCGAACTTAATGTACAGGGGGACGTTATTCGGGTTGTCCCACTTCGCGGTGAACACCTGACCGTTCTCGCGGGTGATGGCGTAGGTCTGGGCGCCCCTCATGCCGGCACCCATGCTCTTTTTCGAGAAGATGGACGCGGCGATGTCCGGCGGGCTTCCTCCGTCCACGATACACCAGATGGTATTGGCCGGGGTGCCGAAGGCGTCCGCCGTCGGATTGTCGTTTTCGTACACGAACGCCGAAGCGACCGAGGGAAGGTTTCGGAGCAGCGCCTCGAGGCTGTCCAGATATCCGATGGCCGTCAAGGTCGTAGAGGCGTGGAATCTAGCGCGGAGATCCTGATCCGTCTCCTCATCCGTTCCGACCTCGGTGGCGCTCGAGGGATTGTTCACCGACAGGACGCCGCCGACGATGGTGACGGGCGTCGTGATGGTGTTCGGGGTGACGAGCACGGCGCCGATAGCGGCCGCCCGGAAACTGTAGGTGAACGTGCCCGCGGCGCCGGGAGACTGGGACGCGAGCAGATACCACTGGGTCCCGGCGTCGTCCTTGATGGTGTAGAGGTTTGGGATGCTGGGGTTCGTGTCGCCGGACTGGCTGTCCAGACCGACGAGACTGAGGGCCTTGGAAACGGTGACCGCGATGTCGACCGTGCTGAACGTGCCGGCTCCGCGTTGCAGTCCGATGATTCCTACCCGCTGGTCGAGCGTAACGCCCTCGGCCTGGTCGATGTCGAAACCCGAGTTCACGTTCGCCAGCATTTCTCGGAGGTCCACGCCGGCCTGGGCGAAAATCGCCACCATCTGGCCGTCCGGGGAATTGGCCTCCAGGTTGATGTCGGCCCCGAAAATGCCTTGAAGCGCCGTATCGAGGTCGCTGGTCAACTCGGTCAGGTTCTTGACCTGGAGTCCGTTGGCATCGAACGAGTCTGGCATTTAGAATACCTCGCTAAGGGTGATTGTACTGAATACGGTCAGGATGGTCGCGTCCACGGTCAGCTGTCGGCTCGAGGCATCGAGCACCGACTCATAGCTGTCGATTCGGATGACCCCATCGGAGGACATGGTGACGCGCCGGATGTCGACGTCGAGCAACGCCTTTGTCCCGATTCCCAGATAGTTCTGCCAGTCGACCCCGAGTTCCGTGTCAACGAAACACTCGCTTTTCCAGGTTTTCAGCCGGGTCTTGATGTTCGCGCTCATCGCGTCGGCGTCCTTGAGGTAGCAGTTCAGGCCTTTTCCGAACGTCCAGTCCCCGTTTTCATCGAGCGCGCGAAACAGCATCTATCTAGCTCCCCAACAATTGTCCGAAGTTCGTTTTCAGACTATCAAAGTTCCCTTTCAACGTCGACAGGGCCGTCGCTTTCGCCGTCAGGTCCAGCTGGGACGCTGCGGACACGGCCTGGGTGGTCGCGCTTCCCGTAGTGATGATTCCTTTGATGCTTGTGATGAGGTTGTCGATGTCCGAGAACAGCGTGTCGATGTTGGAAAACAGCGAGGAAATCAGGGTGGAAAGGGCCTGGGCATTGTTGGCCAGGTCGACCTTGTGAGACCCTCCGAAAAGACGGAATGAGCCGGCGAGAGCCAGGGGCGCCGTCTTGGCGTTCAGGCCCACGATTGCGAAGCCGTCCGAGAGCGAGTGCTTTCTCAGGGTGTTCGGCGTGGAACCCTCGGCGCCGGCCGTCCACCAGTTGTCTATATCCCGGTCGGAGAAGACGACAAGGCAGTCGTCGCCCTCTGTGATCGGCAGTTCAAGGAATGCGCCATCCCCCTGCAGGACCAGGATGGGGACGTCCGTCAGCAGCGGGTAGTCGATGCTCACCCCTTCCACGGAATCGAGCCATTCTTTCGTGAGTAGCTTCACGGTGACAGTACCCACCGACAGGTCAATACTCTGAACCACGCCTGGGCGCGCTACGTTCAGGTCTCGGAAGATTTCCAGCTTGAAAGCGTCGAGGGTATCGTTCAGGCCTGGGTGGATGACCCTGGTCTCGCTCATGTGTTCCCCAATGCCTTGAAGGCCTTCCCGAGAAGGAGGAGGTCGAGGGATGTTTCCGCCTTCCCGTTCTCGCTCTCGGAAATGATAACGTCGTGGTGGATTCCACAGATTTTGTATGTGCCGTTATAGATCGGGTATAAGCTGTTCAGGATGGCGGCCACGTTCACGCGGGCCTGGGGATAGAACAGAATCACGATGGACAGCGAGGAGTCGCGGCGCTGCGGAGTCTGGAGGAGTTGGCCCTCGTCGAGGTCAAGGGTCTCGCTCCCGTCGTACTCGAAATCCGAGCTCACATGCAAGACCCCATTGTCGATGAAAAAGTTCCCCTCAGTCTGGTCCATCAAGACCTCACGGGTAGGACCGAAAAGAGCCTGTCCCCGCTTTCCCTCGCCCTGGGCATAGGCCCCGAGAAACCCGGTCTGAATCCCAGGCAGGGTGCCGACGATCTGGCGCACGGTCTCCGACTTGTCGGCGCCGCCGGCTACCGCCTGGCTGACGAACCCGTTCTGAAAAGCGTAGGCCCCGTCAAAGACGTCAATCTCGGTTATCCAGTTCGGACCCTGTTTGTAGCTGAACGCCTCGTGGATGTTCCCCGAGAGCACCAGGTACAGGTTTGTCCCATACCCGGCGTACAGGGCACACCGCCAGTTCAAGGACATATCGAACCTGTCTTTGTAGATACGCTGTCGGGTATCGGCCCCGAGATTCATGAGCTCGATATGGCCCGTGTTCGCGGTGGCCAGATTGTTCCGGGTGACGGTGAAATGGAGCGTGAACGGCGGCGTGACGTCGGTTTCCAGGTTGTTCGGGTCTACGACCACGAGCTTATAGTTTCTCTGGAGCTTCACGTCAGCCCTATCCCGCCGGCCGCGGCCGCGATGAGATCCAGGTCGGACTGCTCGAGAATGAAGAACGAGCAGCGGCCCGTCGTAAAGTCGTCGATGAGGAAAGGTTCCGTACCGTCGGGAACGTAGATGAACAGACCGAACGGGAGCCGTCGATATTGGGCCAGGGAGTTCAGCGTGTTCGCCAGTTTCAGGCCATTGAGTTGGAAGGTGCCCCATGTGATGTCCGCGAACCACGCCGTCACCCGCGGCCGGAACACCAGATGAACGACGACGAGGGACCCGTCGGCCAGAGCGAGACGAAAGTTTTGATCCGGGGTGTTTTGGATGCTGGTGACCTGAATCACTGGGAACCCCCTCCGGTGACGAGTCCGAGCAGTCCGTTCTTTTTCACCAGGTCCAGCGCCGCGGTGTCGTTCGTGCCGGCGTTGCCCTGGGTGACGGGCGCGCTGGTCTGGATACCGTTGATGTCCGGTGAGTCGCCGGGGAACACTGACAGTTTCGTTTCGGCAAACCGGAATTCCTTCAAGGTGAAGGTCACCGTCGAGTAGTCGTTTGAGTCCGCGTCCTGCCTGAAATTGATGTTCACAATGCCCATCTGGGGGAAGTAGTACCACGGCGTCGTGACGCTGAAAATGGTCTTCTGTCTCCAAAGGGCGTACAGAGAATTGAACGCGGCTTGTTGGGCGGTCTGCTGGGCTCCGAAAGCCGAGTTTATGGCCTTGAGCGCGTTTTGCGCCTGGTTCAAATACTGGTTGATCTGGTTCGCCACCGCCTGGGTTTTGCCTATGATGCCCTGGGCCTTCTGGAGGAACTGGGGCGTGTAGTTTCCAGCGAAGGCGGCGACCGAAGCGAGGCCACCCCCGACAAGGGCCAGGGTCCCGAGAATGCCTTGAGGCTTGCGATAGACCAATTCACCGACGAGGCCCGATAGCTGGATCTTGACGGGCTTGTTCACGATATGGTCATTCACGAACATATTGTCTTCGGTGTAGTGGTCCGTGACTTCTGACTCGAGGTCCACCGACTCGCCGGTCGGGATGTCGAAAACGAACCCGGCCACGCCTTGAGCGCCGAGCGGTTTGAGGACGGCGACGGCCGCCCCATCGAGCAGGGATGAAATATCCGCGAGGGGCTGCCCGACGGCCCCGGTGACGTCGCCTATGCTCATCTGGTTTTCTTCCTGTTCGCTTCGGCCTCGGCGGCCTGTTTCAAGGCTTCCTTCATCTGGTCGGCGGCGCGCTTGGCCATATATGGGTCAAGGTCTCCGTTTACGTTGATGTTGATGACGTGCCCATTATTGTACACGGCGCCGGCCGCGGTTCCCTGATTCTTGGCCGCTGCGGAAAGCGCGGCCGCATCGCCCTCGGCTGACCGACTGTTTCCGAACAGCTGGGACAGGAACGGGTTGTCGGTCTGATTCTTGAGAAGGGCAGACCAGTTCCCGCTGAAAATATCCGAAAGCAGCTGTTTGATACTGATGAGTGACCCGTAGATGACCTTGATGATTTCCCCGAAGGCTCCCCACTGATCCAGCACTTTACCGATGTCGAAAGCGTCGCCCTTGGCCAGACCGGCCAGCAGTTTTTGGAGGTCCTGCAGGAACCCAAAGGTGTCTTGGAACAGCTTTTTCAGCTGGGGATTTTTCTCGAAAATCTTTCCGAAAACCGAGTTCCGGTTATCGCCGTCAATGTGCAGCGCGGCGTGAAGATCGTCGAGGAGGAGAATGAGGAGGGTCACTCCGGCGATTATCATACCGATGGGCGAGAGCAGGAGCGCCCGGTTAAAGTACGCAATGGCGATGATGAGACCGTCCATGGCGGCCTTCCACCCGATGGTATTGGTGATGATGCGCCCTACCCACGTGGCGACGTTCACGATAGCGCCGAAGAACAGCACGAGCCACTGGGTAACGTC